TACGAAAAAAGTAATTTGTGGATTTCCACTTAAATATGTATTTTGGGCGCCATAAGCTGCAAGTTGTAGTAATCCGCCAGTCATACTAAATATAGATAAAATTATTTTATATATATTTATTTTATATTGATTAGAAAATTTTTTTAATTTTATATGCAATATTCCAGTACCCATTCCACTAACATCACCATTGAATACATTAATCGGAACACATCCTGGTTTACAATCTTGTACTGTAAAATTAATAGATTCTTTAGATAGACATCGTGTTCCATAGCCTGTACAATCTATGTTATCTTGAGGCATAATAAAACGACTATTTTTTTAGCTGGTTCTTTTATAGAAATCACTTTTTTAGAAATAGCATTTTTAGTAGTCATTTTTATAGCAGCGAAATGTTCTATAGTACTTTTACAAAATAAATGAAATAAAAAGATAAGTAAAACGATAATTAAAATAACAAAAAGTATATTACGATTTTTCATTATATATTAAATAATTATATTCCATTTATTTAATAGTTATTATTATTCATTACATTAAAAGGTTTACAATCGATCATATTTGGATCATATTCATTATAATAACGCGTAACTTTCCCATCAGCAAAATTTCTATATTATGTTTATGAAAAAAGTAATTTATTAGTAATATTATTTTATAATTCTTTAAATAACATTTTATCTCCTCCTCTTCTTATATTATTTGGAAATTTTCCAATAAAACAATATTTTTTATTAACTGAAAAATCAAAAAAACAATGTTCAATTAAACCATCATTAAGAATAGGTTCAACCATTTGTGTAAATAATTCTTTTCTAATACCAAAATATTCAGTATTTTGCCATCTTATACTATCATCTCTCCAATATTGAAGATATAAATCTAAATCTTGTTCAGAATTATTTAAAACAGTTTCAATATTTTCTAGAAAATATCTACCTGTTACTTTTAATATATGTGTAGATTTAATATAAAAATCCATATCTTTTATTTGATTAATTGCATATATAATACTTCTAGCTTCATATTGTGAACTAGAATTATATTGTTTATCAAATTTAAAAGTAATAACTGTTAAACGATCGTTTATAATATCAGGAAAATTATATCCTGTACTTTCTACTACAACAATTCTCATGTTTGTTTCATTTAACCATTTTTTTATTTGATAATTATATAACTCCATACGATATCGAATTTCATTTAGATCATTTTTATTACCTGGATTTAGACAAGTTGTTAATAAAACAATCCATTCATTCATTTATAGTAATATTATATATTAAATTAAATAATAAAACTAATCTTTCCTATTAAAAATTGATAAATAAAATTAAATAATTTTATTTTTTTATAGATATTATAAATCAAAATGGAACTCAATAAAACAAATGTTTTACCCTTTATTTCTTCCGAAAAGTTATTAGAAGGAATTATTAAATCTCTTCAATCTGAAGTTTCTGTACTTAAAAAGCAATGCATTCAATATCAACAAGAAGCTAGTTGTGCAAAAATTTATGCACTGGAACTTCGATCAGAATGTTCATTGCAACTTCTTAGCTCAAAGACAAGAGTAAAAGCACTTGAAGCATATTTATTTGATACAATTCCAAAAGTTTCAAATAAAAGAAAGCGCTAAATATAATAATCTTATATTATATTATGAATAAACCTAAATCTAATAAATAAAAAATAAATTATAAAAATTGATTTTTTTATTAATCTTATAAATTAATTAGAATAATATTTAAAAAATGTCTGAATTAGTTTCTGTTACAGACCCCAAAATTGGAGTCTTTCGCAAGCTCCAGACTCCAGCGGATCCAGATCCGGGATACACCCTCCTGGGATCTGCTGAAATTAAATTTGAATATGAATATAAAAATTTTTCACCTGAAACTGATTCTCCACCCTATTCTTATTCAACTTGTATTTTGAAAACACCTGCTTGTAATTTTAATATTTCAAGTAGTTCTTGTATTTACTATAAAAATAAAATTTTTGATTTTAAATCATTAGAAAATGATGAAAATGGAAAATATAATTCTAAAAAATCTAAACAAAAATGTACTTATTTTGATAATAGAGTTAATAACACTTTTCTTGAAATTAGTATTGAAGATGCAACAATTGCTTTACATGATTTTACAAACAAAAATAATTTTACAGTTATTTTTGGTTCTTATGTATGTTGCGGTGGTTATAGAATTACTAAATTTTGTTTTAACTTCATAAATAATGAAGTATCAGTGGAGCAAGAATCTTATTCGAGTTGTGATAGTTATGTTGATACATATGATATTCATACCTTTCCTATTATTGAAAATTATGATATTTTTCAACTTATGTTAACGACTATTTTAGAATATTTAAAAAATCGAAGAAACTATTTATGTACTACTTCAGCAGATAAAGGTAACCTTGAATGGCTAAAATATTCACATGAACATAAATATCCATGGGATATATGGACATGTGCTCAAGCCGCTCTTAGTGGATTTATTGAATGTCTTGAATATGCACATAAAAATGGATGTCCTTGGAATAAAAAAACATGCGAATTTGCAGCAGTAAATGGTCATATTCTATGTCTTAAATATGCTATTAAAAATAAATGTCCAATGGATAAAGAAACAACTAAGATGGCGGCAAAAGATGGACATCTTGATTGTCTTCAGCTTGCTATTGAAAATGGTTGTGAAATACATGAAAAAGCCGCTACATTAGCTGCGCAGGGAAAGCATGTAGAATGTTTAGAATATCTACTTAAACAAAAGTGTATAATTGATAAAGAAACAATTAAAGAAATTGCAAGAAATGGTTATATTGAACATCTTATGCTTGCTCGTGAAAATGGAGCTGAATGGCATGAAGAAACTACTTATGTAGCAGCAATGCAGGGCCATATTAAATTCATTGAATATGCTATTAAAAATGGATGTCCTATTCATAAAGAAACAATTGATATGGCTGCTAGTTATGGATATCTTGAATGTCTTATTTTAGTTCGTGAAAATGGAGGAGAATGGAGTTCAAAATCTACTCAGTCTGCAGCGAAAACTCGTCAACTTAAGTGTCTATTTTATCTTATGCAAAATGGATGTCCGATAGATAAAAGTACCCTTCTATCCATTGTATCCGGTGGCCATATTGAATTTCTTAAATATGCTCGTGAACTTGGATGTGAATGGCATGAAGAAACAACTTCTATTTCTGCAATGAAAGGTGATATAGAATGTCTCAAATATGCTATTGAAAATGGGTGCCCTATTCATGAAAAGACATGCTATTATGCTAAATTATTTAAGCACAATGAATGTTATGAATATGCGCTTGCTAATGGATGTAGCGATGAATAAAAAATGATAGTCAAAAACACTAAAAATTATTTAGTATATTTATAATAAGAAGAAATGTCAGAAAACGACTTAGTATCCTCTGTTCCTGCAAAAACGTTCCGTGATTTGCCGGCAACGCAAGAGAATTATGATTTGTTATGTTCCGTTATGGAGAAACTCTATGCGCAAAATTGTCGGTATGAGAGAATTAAGATTAGTTTGAGAGAAGAAAATGCAAATCTTCGTAAATTAATCGAATCAAAAATTTATAGGTAAGGGAAACTTAGTGTCCCTACTATTTAAAACTATATTATTATAATTATATAATGAATTATATATATTTATTAATTATTTTTTCAACAATTGTTCATGGTTTTAAAAATATTAGACATAACTCTTTAATTCAATCTTCATTATATGATAATAAACATTTTGATATTTTTACTAATAAAGAACAATTAATTCGTTACATAACATCTTTTAGAAATTTTACTATTATTTCTGAAGGTGAATTAGCAAAAGATTTATTTTTTCAAATGGATGAAAAAAAATATGATACTTATTACATGGATCTAAACAATTTATTAGATAAAAATGATCTTATTTATTATTTAGTTAAAAAATATAATACAAAAAATAGCGGAGAAAATGTATGGGTTTTTAAAAAAGAATTTTTAATTGGATCAAGAGAAGATGCTCTAAAATTAATAAATAAGGGAACCTAAGGTTCCCATATAAACCCTCCTATTCCATCGCATAAATCAATATACAATGGGAACCTACTGGCTTCACGCAACCTTATAAACCCTATTATTTAATCTTATAGTTTTTTTATAAAAAATGATATCTAAAATGCTTAAGATTCTTTTAGATATATAAAATCAATCAATAAGATGAATATCGGCGAACGATATTTATTTCATCACCAGAAAAAAGATGGAACAATGCATTATTTTCGTGCAGACTATTTAACGACAGTTGTATTCAATAAATATACATCATACATAGTAAAAAACTATCAAGATATCTCTGCCGAAAATACTGGAATTTCTTCAGGAGTGTCTATTATTATGTATGTAAATAATATAATAAAAACAGAAAGTTTAGTTGATATTCTTCAATCTGAAAAATGTAAATTACCAGACGATGTTTTATTCGAAATTAACAAATTCTTCTAAAAATTAACCAATTTAAAATTATAATTAATAATAAATTACATGGGCATTTGTTTTAGTTGCATTCCAAAATTAAATAAAAAACAAGATATTTCAGTAATTCTTAAAATTCCTCATAAAAAAGAGTGTTTTGAAATAGGAGAAAATAGTAGTTTATGGAAGCATCATCTCGATGTTAATACTATATTAAAAAGTAAATTTTCTGAAAAATATGATCATTGGCTAGTATATAATGATGAAACTCCTACTGCAACATCCAGTCATTTTGCCCATGCAAAAGGAATATTAGCATGGAATTCAGAAAAAATAATTTGGTTAATTCATTCTGTGCCTAAATTCCCTATAGAATTTAATGGAACAAATCAATTTCCAGATATTAGTCATGCAGAGTTAGAATATGGACAATCATTTTGTTGTATTACTATGGATATATCACATTTGGAAAATATATTAAAACAAGTTTTTATTATGAATCCCAATGTATATATATCTAATATTGATTATCAAAAATATACAGATTTTCATACCTGTATTGATAAAAATATTTATAAAATTAATGATAAATTACATCATGTTGCAAAATCGCCCGAATTTCATAGAGAATTATATGAAGATATATTAATTCCAGGATTTGGTGGAAATTGTTTTACTGAGACTTGGGTTAGAGGCCATCACTGCGTTGATTCTGGAAAATGCAAAATGGCAGCAATGGTTAAATTTAAAAATGGTGTTTCATATAAATATACACAAGATCATAGCAAATATTGTTACTCAGATAAAGGATGGGTTATGATAGGAGATCTGAATAGAATGACATCACAAATTAAAAGAGGGGGAGGAGGAATAGTTATTCATCAAAATAATATATGTGATGGGTTTTCAGAGATCTTAAAGGGAACCTAGAAAGGGAACCTAGAAAGGAAACCTAGAAAGGAAACCTAGAAAGGGAACCTAGGTTCCCTTTAGATCCCTCCTATTCCATCATATAAAATCTCTTTTAGACTATGTTCCATCATATAAAATCTCTTTTAGACTATGTTCTATCATATAAAATCTCTTTTAGACTATGTTCCATCATATAAAATCTCTTTTAGACTATGTTCCATCATATAAAATCTCTTTTAGACTATGTTCCATCATATAAAATCTCTTTTAGACTATGTTCCATCATATAAAATCT